CGGAGAACCAGGCGCACGCGTTGATGACGACCATCGACGCCAACGCTGACCTGACCCGTCAGGCGGTGAGCATGGCCGACAACTCGGAGTATGTTTGGGTCTTTGCATCCATCGCCTTGGCGGTGCTGCTGTTTTCCGGGGTCGTGGTAGGGCTGGTAATGAGACGGCCTGCGGCGCCAGCGGCTGAGCGGCCAGCACCTCGCCAGGTTGCGACGATTGAAACTATGGATGGCGCTTCTCTACGGCTGATCCAAGAGCTGGGCGAGACGCACGCTGCATTCCTGCTGCGGGTGAACGCTGCGGCGTTCGCGGCGGCAGAGCGAGAGCAGCGGTTGATCGATGCGCCGAGAACTCGCGCGCTAACAAGGACTTAGCAGGTGGACATTATGATAGCAATACCCGCAGTGGTAATGTTCGGGTTGCTGATTGCCGTTGTTCTCGTTTCGTTACAGCAGAGCAGCAACGCGGCACAGGATGTAATCAACGCTGCAGACAGCGAGTACACTCCCCACGGCGCCAACGTGGCGGCCATGCTGTTTGCGCTGGCCGTCCTGGCGCTGTTTGCCGGAGCGGTCGGCGTCGGACCGCTTGCGGGGCTGGTGGTGACGCCGTGACACGATGGATTATGCTGGTCGTGCTGGTGATGGTGCTGGCTGCGCCGGCTGCAAAGTTGGTGTGCCAAGTGCGGATGCACCAAGGCCGGGCGGTGTGCTGGTGCAAGAACACGCCGGGCCGGTGGACGACGTATCCGATGTTCATATGCCGGGTGCAAGGAGGCTGACATGGAGCGGACTGAGTATCAGGTGTTGGCGCCGGACAGCGTGGCCTGGTTCATTCAGGCGGCGCTGGTGGCAGATCGAGCGGGGAATGTACACACGCGCGATCTGGCGCTGGCAGAGGCGCAGCGGATTGCGGCTGAGCGGCGGCTGGTGGAGCAGCCAGCGCCGGCTGGCCATCGCCATGACGGCGGATTCTGGATTACGTGTCCGTTCTGCGTGGACGACGATCTAGGCATATGCAGCGCCTGCAACGGTACGCGCCGTATCTGGGAAATGCCAGCAGAGGCAGGTGCATGATGGCAACGCCACAGCCTGACCGCGACCGCCTGACCCTTTTCGAGATCGCCATCGTCCTGGCTTTGCTGTTTTACGCCCTGGCCTGCGCCGTTGGCGTCGTGTGGCTGCTGCTCAAGGTGGCTCGCCTGATCCACGCCACCGGCTACGGCGCACAGATCTGCACTGCGACCGTTCTGCTGGTCATGGTGGCCATCGTCGCGGACATGTCGAGGCAATAACCATGCTACTACGCCAACTCCTCACCGCCCTGCACGCCGATTCGCCAGCGCCCGCCCGTCGCTACCGTGGCTCCATTGGCCTCCACGACGCCGGCGAACTGGTCGAACTACTGGCCAAACCCGAACCCACCCGCTGCCCCCACTGCAACCGGCAGCAGCCGCCCGTGCAACTGCGCACCCGCCGCCGCAGACTCTACGAACTGCGCGCGCCCGGCGGCCAGTTGCTGCACTACGAGATCGAACCATGAACGAATGGACCGCCGCCACACCCATCATCATCGAAACTAAACCGCAGCCCATTCGGACCCCAGCCCGCAGACCGGCTCGCCGCTCCCTGCGCCCATGGGCACAAGGTTTGATCGCCAGCCTGGCCCTGCTCATGGCCTGGGCCGGCGCGCTGTTGCTCATCTGTCAGGCGCTATGGGGATACACGATCCCCACCATGATCGCGCCCATCGCACTGCTGGCAGCCGGCCAGATCGTGGTTGTCGCTCTGGTCTATGCCATCGCCTGGAAACTCGGCAAACTCCAATGAACCTCTACGGCAGCGGCCGAGACCCGGCCATGATGCAACACATCGTCAACCTGGAACTGGCCGCGCACAACGTCAAAGCGCGCGCCGTCATTGCCCAGGACGCCCCGCAGTGCTGGACCTACGTCGTCCGCACTGCGTTCGGTGGACGCATCGAGCAGGTCGAGCGCCTCCAGGCCAGCATCGCCGAAAAGACCGCCGTCAGCTCCTGCCGCATCGATCGCACCGAACACGGCCTGGTCATCCAACTGGCCAAGCCGGCCAGCGCCCGCTCCTACGTCTCCACCCGCAGCCTGGCCCGCCTGCTGACCAGCAATCCCCAGCGCCGCGCGTCGCTCATCCCGCTCGGCGTGACCCCCCTGGGCCATCTCGCCTGGCTGGACCTGCGTAGCCCCGTCTCACCGCATGTCGCCGTGTTCGGCCTCACCGGCTCGGGCAAGTCCACCCTCATGCGCTGGCTGGCCTGGTGGCTGGCCCTCGACAACCAGCCCCGCCTCGTGCTGGCCAGCCCCAAGCTGGAGGACTGGAGCGACTTCGACGGCGCCGCCGCCCTGCGCCATCCGCCGATCAGCGACGAGGCGACGTTCGCACGCCTGCTGGAATGGCTCTGGGCAGAACTCGCCCGCCGCGCAGCCGACCCCACCGACCGCCCCCCGACCGTGGTCATGGTCGACGAGACCCCCCACTGGCTGGCGCGCGTACCTCGCACCGACGAGGTGCTGGAGCAGGTGGCTGCGCAGGGCCGTGGCCTGGGCCTGCACTTGATCATGGGCAGCCAGCGCGCCGACGAAGCGAGCGTAGGCCGCGCGGCCTACAATGCCGCCTGCCGCATCGTCGGCAAGCTGGGCAGCGGCGTGTACTCGTTCGCCACCACCGGCCGCGCTGGCGCCGACCCCACCCTGCTGCAGGGCATGGGCGATATGCTCATGGTCACGCCGGAGCTCAGCCGCTTCCAGGCCCCCCTGCTGGTCTCGGCCGACTTCGACCGCCTCGCCCCTGGCGACTACAGCCTGGACATGCCCGAACCCATCGCCATGACCGCCCGCAACGCCAGGGCCACCGCCATCGACGAGACCGCCGTCGCCGCCGCGTTGGAGGACGGCGTCAGCATCCGCCAGATTATGGCCCAATTCCGCATCAGCCACGCGCGCGTTAAAGCCATCCAGGAGGCCTACGCATCATGAAGAACTTTGGCGTTAGCCTGGCCCTGGGCTTTGTCGCCCTGCTGGGCTTGATCATCTACACCACCCCGCGCGGCCCGGAGCGCATCGTCAACGGCATTCTGGACGGCGGCGCCATCGTGCTGATCCTGGCCGGCGTCTCCGGCCTGATCGTCTCCCTCGGCTTCGCCATCGGCTACGCTGGCCGCAACCTGCTCCAGCACCGCACCCCCAACGTGGAGCGCGAGCGCCACATCATCGAGCGCCACACCCACACCCTCGACGGCCGTCTCCCGGGCCAGCCGCAGATCATGACCCTGCCTGGCGCGTTCGACCAGTACCCCGCCCAGTTTGGCCAGTACATCGCCGGCGCCCGAACCGACGCCCAACACCAACTCCCCGCCCCCCAGGGAGAAGCATCGCCCGTCCAGGTAGACCTGGACTCAGTCTATCAGCCTGCCGAATGGTAGGCGCAGGAGTGCATCATGGAAAAACCGGGCTGGATCATCATCGGCGCAGCGTTCGCCTTGTTCGTCTGCGTGGCTGCTGCCCTGGCCATCGGCGCCGCGGGCGGCTCCACCGTGGAAGACGCTCTCGCCGCTGGCCAGGCCGCCAGCGCCACACAGAGCACCACCAACGTCTGCGTTGGACTGTTCAACGTCGGCGCCTGCCGCTCCGAGCAGACCAGCACCACGACCACGGTCAGAGCAAGCAACAGTCAACCGCCGCCCTCGCCGTGGGTCGTGATAGTTGGCGTCTCCGCCATCCTGTTGTTGGCCGTAGGCGCCGCCCTGTTCATGTTCAGACCAGAGGAGCTATGACCGCCCTGGGCCGCCTCACCGTCCTCACCCTCTGCGCAGCAGTCCTCACCCTGCTGGCCTGCTGCGCCGCACTCTACATTCTGGAGAAACTACCATGAACGAACCTACCGTCACCGTCAGCAGAGCCAACGCCGAGTTGCAGGCGCGATACGACAGACTCATGGATAGCGCAGCTAGTGCGCATTCGCTGGTCATGCTGTCTGATCGCGTCACTGCGATAGAAAGCATTGCTGCGGACAAGATACAAGCTTTTGATCGTTGGCAAGCGCGGCAGGACGAGCAACTGGCAGAGCTTACGGATCGAATTGCCTTGCTGGAGCGCCTCGCTCAGGGCATCATCTAACCCATGACCACCGTCACCGGTCACTGCCTCTGCGGCTCATCCTACCGCATCACTAGCGACGCCCGCATCGCCCAGGGCGCCGCCCATCTCTGGTGGCAGGTCCACACCGGCCATGGCCATGGACCTGCCACCCCCGCCGAATGCCGCGCCGCCCGCCTGCGCGCCCAACGTTCACAGAAGGACCAACGGCCATGCCAGCAGGACGATTCTTGTCAAAGACCGTAGCCACCGACGAACCGCTCAATCACCTGTCCTGGCAGGCCCAGGCCGTCTACATGATGACCGTCCCCCACCTGGACCGTGACGGCCTGATCACCGGCCACCCCCTGCTGCTCATGGCCCAAGTGGCACCCCTGCGCGCCGCCGAACTGGTCACTATCATGGCCGGCCTGATCGAGGAATGGCTGGACGCCGATCTGGTCGTGCGCTATCTCGACAACGGCCAGCCCGTGCTATTCTTCCCCGGCTTCCTGAAACACCAACGGCTGCCCCACTACGACCGCGAGACGCCTTCGGAGTTTGCGCCGCCTCCAGGCTACGCACGCACCGACCAGGGCCTGGTGCTGGTAGAGAAGCCCGCCCCGGCCGCCCAGCCTCAGCCGACTCCTGCGCCACTCCGCACCGACTCCGGAGCGACTCCGGACCAGGTCCGGAGTCAGTCTGGACCAACTCCGCCTATTAAGCAGCAAAGAGTAGAAGAATCTAAGAAACTAAGATCCCCACATGAGAAAAGCAGCAGCAGCAGTACTACGCGCCCCCGTGCCCGACCCTCCCCCCCTGCTGCTCCTGCTGCTCGCAGCCCTGGGAAAGTCAAACCCGAAATTTACGAGGCCCTGCAGAACTTCGGAGTCGCCGAGCCCGCGCTCAGCGAGATCTCCAGCAATGGCGTCAGCCCCGAACAGGTCGATGGCTGGATCGCGTACCTGCGCACGCAGACCAACATGGCGCGCCCCGTCGGCTACCTGGTCAAGCGCCTGCGCGCCCACGAGCCGCCCCCACCTGCTCCTGCTGCTGATGACGACGATTCCGACAGCAGCTACGAGGCGCTGAAGCGCCGCTACGTCCCAGCCGGCTATGAAGACATCATCCATCACTGAGGCCATGATGCACACCTGCCCCACCTGCAACAGCACCCTGCACACCAACGGCGCCCTCGAAGCCTGGATCACCCCCGATGGGCGTGTCGTGCTGCTGACCAAATCCACCAAACCCAGCGACCACCGCTGGCTCGAGCTGCCAGCCAGCGCCCAGAACTGGCTGAGCGAGATCCTTCATCAGGCCCACCTGGCCGCACAGACTAGCCGCGCGTGACGTTCGCGCGCGAACACACCCTTAAGGAGAACCATGCGCAAACTAATTCCCCTCCTCCTCATCGTCGCCTTGATCATCGCCGCCGGCATCGCTGCCGCAGACGGCCCCATCCTCTGGAAACAGCACTGTCCACGGCACCACACCGTGGAAATCGTCCCCGCCGATGATTTGGGAGGCGTCCACGTCCTCTGCATTTGCGCCGCCGAGGCCAAACGGCCCTAGACGCACCAGGCCCGGAGCACCCCGCTCCGGGCCTTCTTATTCGCTGTCTCCCATTCGCTGTGATATTACACCCGCGCCAACATCCTGCTCACGTCCGTGTAACTCTCCGGCGTCACCCTGGCGATCCCCGACTCAGCATCATACTCTGCCGCCTCGATGAGAAATACCGTTCCCGCCAGGCGGCCATCTACCACCCGTAACCGGTCGCCAGCCCGCAGCAGCGCAGGATGCACCCAGCGGCCCTCCCGGTCGATCACGCTCCGATCCCCGCAACGCAACGGCCCCACCTCCTGGCCAGGCTCAGCGTGCAGCGCCAGCCACGCATCCCGCTGCGCTGCCGCCGCCGTGGCTCCCACCTGGCCAGCCGCCACCAGCGCGTCACGCGTGCGATACGCCGCCTGGCTGTCCGCATCCTGTGCAGCAGCCGTAAACGATCCGCTGCCATAGCTGGCCACCACATAATTGGCCAGATCCTTCGTCGTCTCGCGCACGTCCAACGTCTCCACCAGGTTGGCCGTCCGCAGATCGTAGTCGTAGTCGGTCAGATCACGCGCGATCAAGTAGGCCCTGGGTTTCGTCTCCGGCGCCAGGTTGGCCGTGTATAGGTACATGCGCACATCGTCCACCGCGAAATAGCGCGCGGTCCCCCCGCCGCTGCCGACTGTCCCGCCCACATGGAGCACACAATCGACAGTCCCAGCAGGCGCCAGATGCACGTCGGAAATCTTCTGCCAGCCCGTGGTCGTCCCGTTGCTGGTCCATGTGGCGCCATACGTCGTGCTGATCAGCGTGTTGCCTGAGTCGTACCAGTCAATGCGACTCGATCCCTCCATCCCCGAATAGGCCGTCCAATAAAGCTGGTACTCGACCACGTAACTCAGCCCGGCCGTGGCAGCGATCCGATCCTTCGTGCGCAGGTTGGTGCTGGCGTTTTCCAGCCACCGCCACGAATGGCCGGTCGAGACATACGGACTGGTGCGATACTCCAGCAGCGACCCAACAGGCTCCCAGTATGTCTCGTCCTGCTCCAGCTCAGGATCCGAGTTCAGCGTGCCCGCGTTTGCCACCCCCACCCGGCTGTCTGGCGGCTCCCAGATCGCAAACAACAGCGGCCGGTCGGAGTCGTCGCCAGCGTCGCATACCGCCTTGACCAGGTCGGCCAGGCTTTTGTACTCCCAGTCAATCGTCAGCGGCACCCCGCTGTTGACGATCTGGCTGTAGTCCTGGCTGATGTCCATGCAATACGCGATCAGCATGTCGCGCAGCACATAGCTGCTGATCACGTCGTCATAGTCCGCCGTCATCAGCCGCTGATTGATCTGCTGCCACGGCCCCAGCGCCTGCACCCGCAGCCAATCCATTGGGCCGCGCTGGCGCCTCTCCATGTCCTCGATCCACCCCCACCACGCGACTCGCCGACCAAGGCTGATCACCAGCCGATAGCCGACCTGCACCGGCCAATAGCGCGGCGCAGGAGACAGCGCAAACGCCGCAGACCCGAACCCACCCGGCAACGACGACCCAAAGCGCAGCCCGGTCACGCTGTTGGCGGTCCCCCCTCGCCACTGCACCAGGTTGCCGCTTGTATCGTAGATTGCAACTGTTACCCGTCTCACAGCCACCTCGGCGCGTAGAATAGCAGGACATCGCACAGATCGTTCGGGTAGAACTCCTCAGTCGAGGAGCGATACCACCAGACGGCCAGCGCACCAGCCGCGCCTCCGGCCGATGGCGGCAGCAGGAGATCATCGCCCGCATAGCTACCCCAGCCGCCGAACTCCAGACTGGTCAGGCTGGACACCAGGATGAACGCGGGCGGATCGCTGCACCAGTCCATCAGCAAATGCACCGCGCTCACATCCAGCGTGGCCGTGATTGCCCCTTCAGCCTCCGCCGGCGCCAGATACAGAGCGTCCAGGTCCAGTGTGCCGCCGCCGCTGCCGGTCGTGTTGCTGACCTGAATCTCGACGGTTACGAACGCGCCGCCATACTCCGTTGACGTTGCGACCACCGTCTCCGATGGCCAATTGCCCGGCGCCAAAGCCATCAAATCCATCGGCATCATGCTGCGCGTCGCGACCGCGCCGAAGGCAAACGCGTCGCTCCAATCGCCGGCCACCCCGGCCACAACTAGACGCCACCGCACCCGATTGATCTGCACGGCCGCCGCGCTGTCATAGCCTGCCAGGTAGAGGCGATACTCCCCCTGCATGGCTGCCACCGCCGCTGGCGTGGCTGCCAACGTGATCGTGACCTCGGTCGACCACAACTTGTCAGCTGGCGTAAACCTGGCCTGGCTGCCGCCGCTCGCCGCTGCGTTGCTGTTAGCTGCCGTGTTTGCTCCCAACGATCCCGACTCGCACTCAAAGCGCACGGCCGTCGGATGCCGATACATGCCCATGGCCAGCGCCGCCTTGGCAAAGTCCTGCGCGTCTCCGTCTAGCAGGATGCGCAGCGGCGCCGGCGCCGATCCTGGCGTGTTGTGCAGATAATAAAGTGCATTGGTGGCTTTATTGTCTATCGCCGGCTTGCACCACACGAGCTCACCCTCCGGCCGGCCCCAGGCCGCCAGGGCAATGGCCTGCGCTCCGGTCAGCGCCGTCGGCCACACCTGCACCGACAAAATCGTCTGCGTGCCGGAGGATATGCTGGACGCGATCACTCGATAGGTTGCCGGATCTGTGGGCCAGGTTGGCGCGCCCGTCCGAGTTGCAATCTCTACGCCGTTTAGCCAAATCTTCATGTTCGACGCCGACCAGGCAAACGTCACCTCATACGTCTGTCCGGCTGTCAATTTCACGGCTGCAGATTCGGCGTAGTTGCCTGCTTCCTCGTAGATCAGGAACTTCTCCGTCGCAAACAGATAGCAGCAGCGCATGGTTGTGCTGAGCTTGAGAAATGTCAATTCGTTGCTACCGCTGGCGAACGTCCAAAACACACGCCCGGTCAGGCCGGTCGAGCTGGTCCAGCGTTGCCGGCGAGCGTACAGATCGACCGCCGCATTGGCCAGTGTGATACCGCCCTCGCTGCTGCTGGACACAGACTCCGACCCCGTGGTCGCCTCCAGCACGCTGGCTAACTGGCACCGCTGCCATTCTGGTTCGACATCCAGCACCACGGTCAAGATAGCGTTAGGCGCCGCAGCAACGCCCCCCAGGTGCTGCACATCCACCCGCCCGGATCTTACACGTTTCGTCACCCAGGTCGCTCCCAGCTCAGCGATGGTCTCCAGGTCATCGCAGGTCTTTGTCCAGACCTCCACCTGGGGCCCCACCATGCGATCCTGGTAGGCCACCGCGCGGGCGATCACCTGGCGCACCGCCGAAATCTTGCGCTCCATCTCGGCCATGCTGGAGCACTGGACCAGCACCCGTAGCGCCAGTCCAGTCCCCTGGCTGCTCCAGCCGTTGTCGGCCTGGAGCTTGTATGTGCTGTTGCTCAGGCTCAGATAATTACTGCCCCAGACCAGCCTTACCTGCCGTCCTGTCATCAGGCTACTCCTACCGTGGCCCAGCCCACGTTCATGCGTTTGTTGGTGATCGCTTTGCCTGCCAGCACATCGCCGATGATCTCGGCGATCCGCTGCGCGTCCATCTCGCCGGAGACCTGCCACGGCCCGTTGAGGTTGATCGTCACCGGCCCGCCGCGCGTCTCATTGCGCCCGCCGCCTGGCTCAGCCACCGCCGGCCGGCCGGTCAGCTTTTCGTTACCGGCCTGGCCGCCCAGCGCCGACCACACCTCGCTGGCCGTAGACTGCAACGCCGGCAGACGGCTCTCGATGGCCTTGATCATCGCATCGATCCAGCCCAGACCCGCATCCGCGCCCAGGCTGGCCGTGTCCATGCCCAGCACATCCGCCATCCCGCCCGCCAGCCCGGCAGCCGCATCCACAGCGGCCGGCGCGCCGCGCGTGATCGCCGTTGCGATGGTCGTCGAGAACGCCCGGCCGCTGGCCGTCAGATCGCTCAGCGGACCCGTCTCAGCGTCCGACCCTGGCAGCAGATCGCGCAGCTCCTGCGCCAGCCTGCGCGCCGCGTCGATCGCGCTGCCCAGCGCGCTCATAACGCCGTCGGCGAACGCCCGCACCATGCCGGCGCCCCTCTCAAACAATCCGCCCACCAGGTCGCCCACAATGGATAGAATCTCACTGCGCAGATTGTTGAACGCCTCGATCGCTCGCTGTTTGAGCTGCGTGACGGCCTGCTCCACATTGGTGCGCAGCCTGGTGAACCCTTCGATGACTGACTGCACCAATTGCTGAACCAACTCCCCCACCCGCTGGCCCAGTTGGCCAAACCAGCGGATGATCCCGTTGACCATGTCCGGCACAATCGAGCCGCCGACGATGCGGTTGTATAGGTTCGTAAACCACTGGATGATGGTAGTGACGAACACCGTAATGGACGCGATGACGAACTGCACCGCATTGTCGATCACCGTCTTGATGTTCGTCCACAGTGTCTCCACCAGCGTCTTGACCTCCGTCCAGGCCTGCTCCCAGTCGCCCCGGATGATGGCCAGGGCCAACGCGATAACGCTCTGGATCAAGTCCAGCGCCGTCTGGACAATCGACTGGATCAGGTTCCACGCCGTGCTCAGGATGGCCTGGATCTCCGCCCCGTGCTGGTCGATGAATGCCGTGATCGCTCCCAGCACCGTGGTCACTATCGCCTGGATCAGTTGCAGGGCCAGGTCGATAATCGTCCCGATCTGCTGCCAGGCCGACATGATGAATGCGGCGATCTGCTGGCCGTGGTTGTCGATGAATGTGGCCACCACCCCGAACACGGCCGATACCACCGCCTGCACCGCGTTGATAATCGTCGTGATCGTCTCTCGGATGCGCGCCCATACCTGGTCGATTGTCGCGCCGATCTGCGTTTGGTTGGCGCCGATGAACGTGCTTAGCCCAGCCAGCAGGTTGGAGACGAACGCCACGACCGCGTCGATAGTCTGCTGCACCCCGCCAAAATGCTGCACCACGGCCGCAGCCAGCAGCGCCACGGCGACGATCACCAGCCCGATGGGCGACAACAGCGCGCCGATGGCCGTCACCACCAGCCCGAACCCCGTCACCAGCGGCCCCAGGATCATCAGCAGCGGCCCGATGGCCGCCACCAGCCCGATCACCCCCAGGATGATCATCTGCGTTTGCGGGTCCAACTGCATGAACATATCGACCAGCCCTGTCAGCCAGCCCACGAACTGGGAGACGTAACTCGTCACCAGCAGCACCACCGGCCCCAGGGCATTGCCCAGGTTTTGCATCAGCACCTGGCCCTGGATCGCCGCCTGCTGCATGGCGAACCCAGACGCGTTGACCCCCTGTGTCTGTGCGTCGAAGGCCAATTGTGTGGACCCCGCCGCTAGACCCATCGCCGCCAGTTTGGTGGTATAGTCGTCAGCCAGCGGCCCACCCAGGGCCAGCGCCAGCGTCTGCCCTTCGATGCTGCCGATGTATTGCTGGAGCGGCGTCCCGCTGGCCTCTGCCGCAGCCACAATGGCCTGGATCGTCCCCTGGAGGCCAAGGCCCTCCAGCATCGCCGTCCCGCTCGAATAGCCCATCTCGTCCAGCAACGTGGTCATGCCAGCGGTGGGCGCCATCAGCGCCTGCAAAACGCCGCGCAACTGCGTGGACACCTCAGCCGCGCCGCCCGTGACGCCCGTCCCTGTGGCCATCACCGCGAACAGCTCCTCCTGCGCCACACCCAGGCTGGCCGCCAGCGGCGTCACCCGCCCGATACTGGCCGCCAGCTCGGGAAACGTCGTTTGGCCTAACTGGACGGTTTTCAGCGCCAGGTCAGCTGCCTGTTGTGCTGCCGCCGCCGAGGTGTCCCCGTAGCCCTTGGTCACGGCGCTGGTCAGCGCAATGGCCTCCTCTGTCGTGGCCAGCCCCGCAGCGCCCGCCATCGCATTGATGCGCAGGATCTCCATGCTCTCCGAGGTGTAGCCGAACGCCGAGACGACCTGGTAGAGGCCCGTGGTCATGCTGGACGTGCTCTGCCCCATCTCGATGGCCATGTCCTGCACGGGCCCGCGCAGCCCCTCGATCTCCCCCGCCGCCTCTGGCACCAGGCTGATCACGTTGGCCATGCCGGCGTTGAACTGGTTGCCCATGACGACGGCCGCCAGACCAACGCCCACGATGGGCGCCGTGACGCGCGTCGTCATGTCCTGGCCGACCTGGCCGATGTTGCGCCCAAACTGCTGGACGTTGCGGCCCGCCTCGTCCAACGAAGACGACAGACCGCCCACATCGCCCACCAGCCTCACAACCAGCGTCGCTAGAGTAGCCATCAGGAAAATCCTTTGCGCGGCGCAATGACCGACACGCCCTCGCCTATGTCAAACGTAACCATCTCGTGGCCGTTGGCCGTGGCCCATTCCCGCGCCGCCCGGTAGGCGCCAATGACAGGCAGGCCCTTGTAGGCGTTGCAGGTATCGTGCACCGTGATCACCCAATGGTTGCCGCGCATCCGGCTGCCGTAGTCCTGGAAGTCAGCCAGCGCGCCCTCGTAGCTGTGATCTGCATCGACGTGCAAGTAGTCGATGTCGGCGAACTGGTCGGCTGCGTCATGCGTCAGGCTCACCACGATCTTGATCTCAGGATACCGGCTGATGCCTCCCAGATCGTAATCTGGCCGGCCCCACGGGCCCACATTGCCGTCGACCAACGTCACGTCCACCGCGCGGAGCACGCCATCGGCCACCAGTTGCCGCTGCGCTGCCACCATCATCATCGGCACAAACCCGCCGCCGCTGCCCAGGCAGACGCAGCGCCGCGCAGCCAGCGCATAGATCAGGCCATAGTACAGCCCGCCCGCGCCTAGGAACTGACCAACCGCGTCGTGACTGTCAGCCCATTTGACTCTGGTTATCGACCTGTTCAGCGAGTCCAGCATACCAACCTCCGCTCACGCCGTGCCGGATAGCCGTCGCAGCAGACCTCTGGCAGTCGCAGCGTCATGTCCACGTCCAACGTGCGCTCAGCCATCAGCCAGGCCGCTTGCTCGGAAGATGGGCCGTAGCCGGTCGCCCACTCCAGCACCGTTGCGCTGGCTGCGTCCATCATGGCCCGCAGCGCGTGCATCTCGCTCGCACCGCCTGTCATGTCCAGGCCCAGCACTACGAGGCCAAAGCCCGCCAGATCGCCATGGTGCGCCCAGAACTCGCTCACCGTGCAATGGTGCGCGTCGGGGATGGTGGCTAACGGATCGATGCTGTACAGCACCTGCGAGACCGGCAGAGGCAACCGGTAGGCGCCCACGTCCACCACCGCCTGGCACTCTGCCACCAGATGAGCGGCGATAGCATGGCGCAGCCGGTAGGCTGGCGTTAGCAGGTACTCCCAGCGGTTCATGCTCTCAGATCCTCACCGCCAAACAGCGCATTCAACGTCTCGATTCGCTTCACCATATCCACCGGCTCCGGTTCGTCGTCATCCTCTGGCCGCATCCACGGCAGGAAATCCAGCGCCGTCGCCGGCTCGCCTTTTTTCGGATCCCGATTGATGTTGACCGTCATCGCCAGCAGGCTCGCCAGCAGAATCTCTTGCCGCCGGTCCGGCAGGCCTTCGACCGCGTCGTAAGCCATCCACTCGGCGAGCTCGCGGCTGGAGACCTTGTCCAGCAGCTCGCCGACGGTGCATCCGAGAAGGACGGCCAGGCGGAGATAGAACCGCCGCTCTGGCCGTCGCGTCAGTTTCCCGCCAGCTCCTCGACATCACCGTCAGACAACCCACTCAGCCGCTGGCCGACCTCGAAAACCCGTTGCAACGCCGCCGCGCTCTTTTCACCCAGCAGCGCCACGTCGCTGGGGTAGAACAGCGGCTGGCCTATGTCGTCTACCACGCAGGCCGCCACGAACCGCGCCCGGACGTTCTGCAGGTCCAACTTGACCCGTTTGCCCCGCCGCTCGCCGGCAATGCTGGCCTCGAACGCGTCCCGCTCCCGGCCCGTCAAGGCCTTGACCCACACATCGCCGCCCCACTCCGGCACGGCGACGAGTTCCGTCCGCAGGTCATCCGCCTGCATAATCTGATCCCGTGTCAATACTGCCATGCGTACTCCATGCCTTTCCTCATACAGTTGCCAGAACCTTTCGTGTAGGTCTGACAGTTTTACCACCAGCGGATCAGTCATCACGCCAACGTCGGTTTCCCGCTCAGCAGCAGCGTGATACTCGCCTTCTGCGCGCCCTTCACCGGCAGGTCAGGCTCGAACGCCGTCACCAGCGCCGCAAACGTCCAGGTCAGTGTAGTCGCCGCTGGCACCACAAGCTGAAAGTTGCGTTTGGTGCGGCCCGCCAGGTCCTTGAGCAGGCCGGAACCAAAACTCTGCGTGGCGTTGGCCGGCAGCCAGTTCATCTCGAAACTGATCTCGCCGCCGTTCAGGATCGTGCCGATATGCTCCGCCCAGCCGTCGGTGCTGTCGTGGCTCGTCACGTCCTCCGTCTCCAGCTCCAGGCTGGGACCCTTGATGTCCAGTACCTCGGCGATGGTCGCGAACGTTTCCGACGTTCCGCCGTCGCCCAGTTTGAGGAAAGTCCCAAACGAACTCTTAGCCGCTGTTGCCATCTGACACCTCCGTGTCTCTCTCCGTAGTATTCACCGGCTCGCTGCCGGCGTGGCTGTCCAAATGCGCCAGCATGTTGCCAGCCGCCAACGTATCAAACGCGCAACGCCTGCACCGAAAATGCGGCATTCCGCGCCAGCTACCAACCTCGTACAGATCATCAGGCTCCGGCTCTCGCCGGTACGCCAGCACCAAATCAGCCGCCGATGCCGTTGTCACCGCATCCGTTTTGCGCTGCCGCGTCTCAGTTGCCCGTGTCATCTACACTTCCGATCCGTCCAATGTGTCCAACCCGTCAGACTTGTCATCACACAGGACTGATAGTTTCCAACGTCGGTTTCCCGCTCAGCAGCAGCGTGATGCTGGCCTTCTGCGCGCCCTTCACCGGCAGGTCAGGCTCGAACGCCGTCACCAGCGCCGCAAACGTCCAGGTCTGTGTAGGCAACGCCGTTGGCACCACAAGCTTGAAGTTGCGTTTGGTGCGGCTCACCAGGTCCTTGAGCAGGCCGGAACCAAAACTCTGCGTGGCGTTGGCCGGCAGCCAGTTCATCTCGAAACTGATCTCGCCGCCGTTCAGGATCGTGCCGATATGCTCCGCCCAGCCGTCGGTGCTGTCGTGGCTCGTCACGCCCTCCGTCTCCAGCTCCAGGCTGGAACCCTTGATGTCCAGTACCTCGGCGATGGTCGCGAACGATTCCGACGTCTCGCCGTCGCCCAGTTTGAGGTAAGTCCCAAACGAACTCTTAGCCGCTGTTGCCATCTGACACCTCCGTGTCGCTTTCCGTAGTGTCTACCGGCTCGCTGCCGGCGTGGCTGTCCAAATGCGCCAGCATGTTGGCGGCCACCAACGTATCAAACGCGCAACGCCTGCACCGAAAATGCGGCGCCCCGCGCCAGCTACCAACCTCGTACAGATCATCAGGCTCCGGCTCTCGCCGGTACGCCAGCACCCTGCTACCTTTTGGCGCCGGCTCCATCGTTTCAGTTATTCGTTTCCTGGCCATCCTTCACCGTCCTATCCGTCCAATCCATCCGATCCGTCCAACTCTCACGGATCCACCACCACCACATCCAGCCGCCGCACAAAGACACCTGCGGCCCGGCTGTTATCCCAACCGTCGAACTCGTTTTCGACAAACGACGCGCACCCGTCGCCCCAGGCTACGCCGTCCAGCGCCGTCTTGCAGGCCGCCAGCACAGCCACCACCTGCGCATAGGTCGAACCGATGGCCGTCAGCTGGATGCGCGGCCGGCTCATGCTGGGCCCGTCGTGCGAATGCTCCATCGCCCGGCCTATCGTCTGATAGCTCAGCGCCGGCAGCGTCGTGTCCTGGCTGGATAGCACCGGCTCTATGCGGTCACTCACCAGCGCCGTCAGCGTCGTCTCAGCCAGCAGC